CAAGCCCTACATTGGGCATAGAGATAGTACCAGAGCTAGTAAATGTTCCTCCAGAAAGCCCTGTTCCCGCTGTAACTGAGGTTACTGTGCCTGGCTGACCTGTGAACGTAAGAGTATTTGCAGCATCGTCGTAGCTAACACTGATATTTGAATGAGTAGCTCCTGTAATCATAGGAGCCGCAAAGTCTTGTACCTGCTCCTGTGAGAGCTGAGTGTTAGTATTTGCCCAAGGAACATTTACAACTAAATCATTTGAAGCAGTTTTTTGTACTGCGTAAGTTCTTGAAGAAGTAGCACTTACAGCATTTGCAGCTACAGTTTGATTTGTTCCGCTTATGTTACCATTATGTAAAACTTTATTTAAACTGGTTAAAGTTGTATCTCCGGCGTAAATTTCTCCTCGAACATTAAAGCTGAGTGTCCCAGTAGTAGGAAACTGAGTATTTGTATCAGAAGGCCCCACAACAAGACCGTAGCCGGATGCCGGAAGCTCACCATCAAACTCATTAAAGGATAGTTTTACGCCCTGATTGTTATCAGTTTCAAACTCTATCTCAGGGTAGCTTCCAGAGCTGCCATTATTGTCTTTTAGAAGAATACTTGGAGTTGTTTTCTGAATGACAAGATCCCCTGTCATTGTATCTCCTGTATCAAGCAGGAATCTTCCGTCAAGATCTTGTGTAAGATCTGATAGACCAGAACGACCTAGTGTTAGGACTCCGGTACCAGTGTCAAATGCAACGGAATCTACAAAATTATTGTCATTCTCGAAGCTAGAAGCAATGGTAAAGTTTGGATATGTACCTGTAATAGTTACATTGCTACCTTCAGTTAGAGCAACAGTTTGATCCGGGGCACTGTTTACAAAGTTTAACTTACCTGTAGTGTCATTATAAGTTACGGTAATGTCGGTTTCAGTATTTCCATCTACCATACCGCCTACAACGTCTTGTATATCTTCATTTGTTCTTTGAGTATTAGTATCTGTAGCAGTAATAGTAAAGTTTGGATAAGTACCTGAAATACTTACATTTGCACCTCCAGTAAGAGAAACAGTTTGGTCAGGAGCATCGTTTGTAAACGTAAGAGTATTTGCAGCATCATCGTAATTAACACTAATATTTGAGTGTGAAGCTGATGTAATCATTGGAGCTGCAAAGTCTTGCACTTGTTCTTGAGACAGTTGAGTATTAGTATCTGTAGCTGCAATAGTAAAGTTTGGATAGGTACCTGTAATTGTTACATTGCTGCCTTCAGTTAAAGCAACAGTTTGATCTGGAGCACTGTTAGTAAATGCTAAGGTTCCTGCAGTATCATCATAACTTACAGAAATATTGCTATGAGTTGCTCCTGTAATAAGACCTGCAGCTATGTCTTCTATATCCTCGTCCGTTCTTTGTGTAGCTCCAATAGTAAAGTCTGGGTATGTACCACCAATAGAAATACCTCCAGAACCTGTAAGAGTTACTGTTTGGTCTGGAGCATCGTTTACAAAATTCAGTTTTCCAGTGCTACTATTATAAGTTACAGTAATGTCAGTTTCTGTACCTCCATCTACCATACCCCCTACAACAGTTCTTATTTCTCCATCAGATCTTTGAGTGTTTGTAGCAGCAATAGTAAAGTTTGGATAAGTTCCTGTAATTGTTACATTATTACCCTCTGTCAAAGCTACGGTTTGATCAGGAGCATCGTTTGTAAATGCTAGTCTATTCGTAGTTTCGTTATAGGCTACAGAAATATTAGAGTGAGTAGCTCCTGTAATCATTAGAGCTGCAAAGTCTTCTACTTGCGCTTGCGAAAGCTGAGTATTAGTATCTGTAGCAGCAATAGTAAAGTTTGGATATGTACCTGTAATAGTTACGTTACTACCCTCTGTAAGAGAAACAGTTTGGTCAGGAGCATCATTACTAAAAGCTAGAGTTCCTGCAGTATCATCATAACTCACGGAAATGTTAGAATGAGAAGCCCCTGTAATAAGACCTGCAGCTACGTCTTCTATATCCTCGTCTGTCCTTTGTGTATTTTGAGTCTGGTCAACAAATACAAAATTACCGTCTGAATTTATAGAAAGTACTTGTCCATCACTGCCCGCTGTATCCGAAGGAAAATCTCGTCCATCCAAAACAAGATTACCAGTGCCTCCTGGTGTTATATTTAAATTATTATTTCCGGTGCTGCTTACTGTATTACCGTCAAGACTTAGCTGGTCTACGCCTAGGCTATTAAGTCCAGAAATACTCAAGAGAGTGCCCCCAAGAGATACAATTCCGCCTACTCCTATTGTTAGGCTAGAGGATGCTAACTGGTCATTAGACACTCCACCATTTTTTATACTTACAGCACCTGATACAACGTCAAAATCATTCAGGTTAAAAGATGCAATACCTTTATCTGTATTTGTAGCATTAGAACCCGCAATAGTAACGGTTGTGCCTGTTGCACTTGTCGCTATTCCTGTGCCGCCCTCCAGAGTTAGGGTTTCGCCAAGAGTTGCCGCGGCAGTGCCAGAATCTCCGGATAAAGTTAAATCAGTAGTTGAAACAGCTCCTGAAGTTATACTAAAGTTTGTACTACTAAAAGAAGCTACGCCCTTTGTTGTTGTAGTAGCATCAGCCGCAGAAATTGTAACTACGTCATTTCCAATAGCAGTATTAATTGGATCGGTGCCTAAGAAACTTAATTGATCTCCTGTGGTATAAGTATCCGTTCCAGTATCGCCCACAAGAGTTATATCAGGGTTTGTAGCTCCTGAGAAAGTAACTACTCCGTTAGTTACAGTAAAATCGTTTGAATCAAAAGATGCAATACCTTTCGTAGCAGTAGTAGCTTCATCTACCGATATAGTAGCAACGGCATTTGTTACACTTACTCCAATTCCCGTAGTAAAGTTTAAAGTTTCTACATCTGTAGATACCGAGGTACCGTCTTCTTGAACATCTTTAATTGCGGCGGCAGCATCAATCAAAGAGTTAGAGTCAATAGTTACTCCCGAAAGTATAAGATCGCTGCCGTCAAACAATACGTGCTTTAAGCTGTTACCAAATACCATCTTACCATCGGTAAGATTTAAGAACGCTCCACTCTCTCCACTGGAGGGGGACGAGTTTGCATCAGGTATATTGCCACCTTTCAAAGTACCTGCAGTAATATCTCCAATATCTGCACTTACTGCTGATAAATCCGTAACACTTATAGAATTAGCAGTAATAGCATTTGCGGCAATAGAGTTTGCATTAATAGCATTTGCAGCAATAGAGTTTGCCGTTATAGAGTTGGCTGATATTTGATTTGCTGTAATACTATTTGCAGCAAGTAGATCAGTTGTAATTTCATTTGCTTGTATTAGGTCAGCATTAATACTATTTGCGTTAATTTCATTTGCACTAATAGTATTCGCTTGAATTTCGTTTGCACTAATACTATTTGCAGCAATAGAGTTTGCCGTTATAGAATTGGATTTTATTTGGTCTGCTGTAACTGAATTTGCAGCAATTATATTAGTGTTAACACTGTTTGCACTTAAATTATTTGCTCTAATAGTATTTGCCGCAATTTGAGTTGTAGTAATTGTTTCCGAAGCAATTTGAGCACCAAACAAGCTATTTGCCGCAATTTGATTACCAGTAATCGCATTACTTGCTATACTATTAGCTGTAATAGTATTTGCGGCAATTTGATTTGCAGTAATAGCATTTGCAGCAATAACACTTGCAGTAATAGCTCCTGCAGCTATTTGGTTTGCCGTGATAGTATCTGCTGCAATTAGACTTGCAGTGAGACTCTCAGCAAGAATTTGATTTGCTGTGATAGTGTTACTTTCTATAACCTCTGAAGTAATACTATTAGCTAATATTTGATTCGATGTAAGAGTATTTGCAGCGATTTGATTTGCATTAATAGTATTAGCTTGAATTTGATCTGCAGTAATAGTATTTGCAGCAAGTAATTCTGCAGTAATAGTATTAGCTTGAATTTGATTTGCATTAATACTATTAGCTGATATTTGATTCGCTGTGATACTATTAGCCTGCAGTTCGTTTGTGGAGATAGTATTAGCTTGAATTTCATTCGCAGTAATAGTATTTACTTGAATTTGATTCGCTGTGATACTATTAGCCTGCAGTTCGTTTGTAGAGATAGTATTAGCAGCTATAGAGTTTGCATTAATACTATTAGCTGATATTTGATTCGCTGTGATACTATTAGCCTGCAGTTCGTTTGTAGAGATAGTATTAGCTAATATTTGATTCGCAGTGATAGTATTAGCAGCGATTTGATTTGCAGTAATACTATTGGCTTGCAGTTCGTTTGTAGAGATAGTATTAGCTAATATTTGATTCGCAGTGATAGTATTTGCGGCAATTAAGTTAGCATTAATAGTATTAGCTAATATTTGATTCGCAGTGATAGTATTTGCAGCGATTTGATTTGCATTTATTGTACCCGCTAATATCTGATTCGCGGTAATAGTATTAGAGAGTATTTGATTAGCAGTAATGGTATTAGCAGCTATAGAGTTTGCATTAATACTATTAGCTGCAAGTTGATTTGCAGTAACAGTTCCTGATATTACCTGTCCGCCGCTAACTATTTCACTTTGTTGAGACCATGTAGTGCCCGTATAAAACCACTGATTAACATCAGTATATGCTTCTACGGTTCCTTCAAAAAATTTGGCATGATCGCCTATAACAGGAACTCCTGGTCTTCCATCCCATTCTGTGTCCCACGCACTCTGAGCTTCGGTAGCACTGGTAGGCAGAGTAGTTACTGGGATATCCCAAATTGCTGCCTCTCTTTTAGGTTTTACATTAATATAAAACTCAGGAGTTGAAACATCTGTACCTTTTGTAATTTTTGCTATTACCGCATCTTGAGCAAAATTAGGGTTAAATGCTTGTTTAAATGCATTTTGAGAGCTATACGTTTTAGAAAACGCCCCAGTTACAACAAGCTCTACATCGCTTATAATTTCATTAATTTCTTTATATTCTGAATCTGTATCTTCTGTTCCTGCAGCAGACTCAGAAGAGACTTTAACTAAGTCTCCTACATTAAAATCAGTAGTAAAGCTAGTAGAAGTTCCAATAAGTACTGGACTTCCTAAAGTAGTACTAACAGTTCCCGTAATAGCTACTAAGCCATTATCCGAGGCTCCCAGTTCTTTTAAATACTCAAACTTTATAGCACCGCCTTGAGCATCTACTACAGAATTATCTGTATGTATTTGTACTACTTTCCAAGGGTTGTCTTCTGCTTCGCTATCATCATAGTACATATAAGCGACGCTATCGGAAGACATAGAAGAAAAATCAACTTCGCTTTGTGCGGTAGTGGCATTAACTATGCTTAATTCTTCTCCGTTTGGAAGAGTATAAGTATAGTCTGAATCTACAATTTTAATCTTATCTGACAAATCATCAAACAATATAGGAGAACTCAGAGTCCCGCCTCTCGAAATTTTTGAGACTCTTGCTGCACCAGGCCGAGGAGCAGTAAGTGAAGGCTTTCGTGTAAACCAAGCAGACTTAGCTCCTGTATCCGAAATAGTGCGAATTCGTATAGTATAAGTTCCAGCAGAAACTCCAGGCACTCGCAATTGAGTTGAACCTGCCGGCACTGTTTCTACTATATACCCGTTATTTCTGTCAGTATTTAAAAGATCGTGTTCTATTTCATATTCTGAAACATTTGCATATGTTTTAGTGTTTGTGTTTCCTGCAGAGTCTTGTACTTCTATCGTTGGAGTAGCCCAAGAAATAACTGCTTCATACGTTGTGAAGTCTCCTTGTTCAACAGAATCACTAGAAGCAGAAGGAACAAGCTCTGTAACAATACTAGTAGTTGAAGGCACCTCTGCTATTGAATTAGCAACATTTGCATATCTAGGAGGGTAGTATTGTTCTCGTCTTTCTATCTCTTCATACTTATCTACATAAACTACACTTGCTGTAATTGCATATTTTTCAGTGGACTCTTCTTTTAATCCTAAAACTCTGAATTTTTTAATTTGAGTTCCTTCAAACTCATCGGAAGGCCCAACTGCCCATATGATATCATGAGTAGGGGCGGAAGTTAGTGCACTATCAATAACAATAGTTGATTTATTATCAGTAGTTGTATTGCTTGTAATAAGTGACTTTTCAATTCTAGTATTTTCAGAAAATTGAAGTTTAACAGGATTTCCTGAGTCATCAACTACATTTGCAGCTTCAGCTTCAGTTGAAATAGCATCCCCATTTTCATCTTGAAGTACTAAATCCCCTCTACTATAAGAAACAGAATTAATTGTTGCACTACTTTGATCTAAATAAGCTCCTTCTTCTGGAAAAATTACATACAAAATATGAGAGCTATCTGCTACAAAATCAGACAGTGTTATAGCTCTATCTAATTTAATAGAAGTAGTAGTAGATCCTGTACTTAGTCTACCAGAAAACTCAAGACCGTCTGCTTTGTGATCTTGAATATTTATAAAATCTCCTGGGCGCACAAAAGCCCCAGCAGCCCCGGTAATAAATTCTACAACTTCTGTCTCATTAATATCTGTTGCTAAATGCCATCTAGCAGCTCTTAAAGCTTGTCCTTCTGAAGTACATCCAAATGCAACAATATCTTTTGGAATGATTCTATTCTGTTTAAGAATATTTGGAGTATCTTCAACAGTTACAACAGTTTGTTTAAAGTCTTCTGCAGGATTATTCCAAGTAACATTTATTTGATTAACGCGCGCTCTTTGACCTGTATAAGCATATTTAAACTCTCCATTTTCTACATTACCATTAGTAAAAGTATATATGGCTTCTTTGTAAGTATCATTTACAAAGGTTATCTCTCCGTCGATCCAGTACATCATGCCCCGGAAAACAGAACTTAAGTCTTTTAATATCTTATATGCTTCTACTTGTTTTGATATATAAGTATTTATAGTAAATCTAGGCTCTTCTCCTCCTTTTCCATCAGGAACGAGTTCGTCACAATATCTTGCAATTTTATAGAGAGAGTACTTATCAATATCACTCTCTTCAATAAATTGGCCTAAACCTATTTCTCTATCTGTTAAAATATCATATAAAACCCAAGCAGGATTATTTGTATATGTTCTATCTCTAAAGCCTCCTGACCATACTTGGTAAGAGCCGCTATCATCTCCAGTTGCAGGGTTTCTAGTATATTTTGCCTGATTAGTTCCTAGCTCTTCTCTTGTAAGATAATTATTAGGTACTTTTACTTTTCTTCCTCGTATATGGAATGATCTTTGGGGAGGGCTTGAAAAATCTTCTGCAGTAAATTTAGTTACTGCGTAAGAAGATAAAGGATACTTAAATACATCAATAATTGCAGCTTCAGCAAATTTTAGTTTTGCAATACTTGTATGAGTACCTACTATCTCTTCATTTGCTGTTCCTAAGCTTTTTCCTCCGATATAGTCTTCTGCAGTATCGGGGCTTAATCTTTTTACGCCAATTCTCCAATCAGCAATTGGTTTTATTTTGCCAAAAGGAACTCTATAAGAAACAATAAAAGCACTATTTTCTTTTTTCTTTGTGTACGAAGCCCCACTTCTTTCATTTCTATAAGTTCTGTCTTGAGCTTCATACCACTTTCTATTTTGACTTCTATCTACTCTTGAAGGCCAAGTAGGAACATTACTGTCAAAATCTGCGCCACCATAGTCTTTTCCATGAACAAGCGCCCTTTTAAATGTAGAGTCTGAAGTTTGGTGCTTATACTCTAAAGTTATTTGAAACTCTGCATAAGCAGCTTTTTCTGTGCCGTCTCTAAGCCTAGAAACCAACCCTGCCGGAAATTCTATATCAATATCTACATAATCTACTTCTGTTTTTGCATTCTGTGCAAAACTAAATAGTAGAGGAGTTATGTAGTAAGTGCTTTGATCTCCTGTTTCTCCATTAGTGTTTGTACCACTGTCATGCCAGGTAAGATCTTGATTAGGAGCGATAGTATAAGATGCCGAAGGTACAGAATACCTGCCCAAATCATGGGCTTTTTGATAACGAGTTCCTCTATAAAAGAAACTATTGACATTGGTGTAAGACAGAGTTGAAGCGCCGGAAGCCGCTGCATTCGCATTATTTTCAAAAATAACGGGCGAGCTTAAAATACACTCTTTATTTGTAACAGAAGTAGGTATGCTAGTAGCAAGAGTCGCACTATTAGTGCTTTTTGAAGAAATTCTCATTACCGCATCTACGCTACAAGTAGTACCTGAAGATACAGTTTCTTTTATCTCTCTATCTAAAAAAGCAGTGGATCCATCTGAACTGATGTCTACAATACCACACCGCAGTTCTGTACCATTAGCTCCTGCTCCTGGGATACGTAATATTGGAAAAACTGGTAAATGTTCTACAGTAGCAGTTTGATTTTGACTACTTAGATAACAATTGGTTTTCAGCATCCGAGTAAGAAAAGTTCCTGCTGCCGCAGTTATCGAAGTTTGACCCTCTCTAAGAATAGAAGTAGTTGTAAAAGACTTGTCTCCGTCTTTTACTAGTAATAGTCTAAAAGAATCCGCAGGTATATCGGCATTAGTAAATAAAGAATCGGTTGTGCCGGCAATAACTGCAGAAGTTACTGAAGTTCCTGATACAGTACAAGTACCTCTTGTATTAGCAAATTGTTTGACCTGTGCTTTTTCTTTATCCAGTAATGCAGTACCATTGAGAAAAATACTAGAGTAGCCATTTACAAGCCCTTCTACTTCTCCAGCTGAGATTAGATCATAAATGGTTGCTTGTTGCTTTTCTGTAATGGATTTTGAGCCACTAATAATCTCTGAATTATTAGATGCTCCAGTTGCATTTCCTTGGCCGGTTCCATTTTCGCCATTTTGTCTTGGTTGTCCACCACGTCTAGTTCCACCACCACGAGGCATAAATTATCTCCTATTCCTTTTTATTTATTCAAAAATCGTAAACGGGTCTTGTGCTGGGGGCATTCGAGGAGGATGATTTGGAGGCCCTCCTGGGCCATCGCCCGGAACAGGAGGAGTGTCGTCAGGCTCAGTAGAGGGGTTAGTTATACTAGTAAACTCTCCTGCATTTAAAGGAACTGCAGTAAATGAATTTGCATTAAAAGGCTCATAAGATACTGCAATTGGAGTTCCTCCTACTCTTAGTTCTCCGTATGCAACAGGCACTGGTAGTCCTTGTCCTATATTATTTGCCGGGCCTTGAAACAAGAAGCCGTCATTTTCTTGTGAATCATCTACTTCAGGGCCAGGAGCTAAAAGTTGAGATACCCCTGATAAAGCCAAGCTAACTCCCATTCGTACTAGCCAACCTTGCCCTGTTACAGCCCCTATAATAACAAGAATCACCCCCGCAAGTATTTTGCCCAGTCCGCTACTTGAACCTGCGGGAAGCTCTGTTATTATTATTTCTTCTTCGTCCCCGATAGACATAAGAAGCTCTTCGGGATGCTCTACAACAACTTTTCCTCTTTTTATTTCGTATGCAACTCCTGCCTCGTGAGCTTTTACAAGGTGGCCTCTAAAATCAGGATTTTGACACTCTATAAGTTTAAAAATATCTCTAATACTAGAGCAGTCTGTATACCAAACTTCTCCATATTTTGAAATATTTCCTATTAATCTAACTTTTTGCATACCTAGCGTACCTTGTTACATTTTTTGCCCAGAAAGGGAATAAATTTTCTCTGCAGGATAATCTGTTCTCTGCATGATGAATAAATAAATCTTCTCCCAAGTATACTCCGCAATGATTGGGAACATTTGCTCGTACTGAAAATAAAATTACGTCACCTTTTTGAGGGGACGAAACTTCTTCAAACCCAAAATCACTAAATAAATCATCGAAATAATTTAAGTTATTTTCCCACCAATTTTGTTGAAAATTTAATAGTGGTAGGGTTATACCATACTCTTTTTTATAAAAATCTCTAACAAGTATCCAACAGTCATAAGTACCAAAGCTATAAGTTCTCCCGGTTAAATTCTCTATCCCTTCAGGAGTATAAACTGTTTTTTCTCCGTCTGGTATTGAGTAAATTATGTAAGGAATTTTTAAAAAATTACTTGCTTTTTTATCTGCCTCACTTGGTTCGGAAGAACAGTTTACATGACTATGAACGATTGCGTGTATGTCTCCTTCCAAGTGAGCAGCTATGTACGAATCTGCATCTATTTGAAAATCTTTTTCTTTATCTTCCGCAACATTTTTACACGGTTTCCAAACTAAAGTTCCTCGTTTATTTAAAAGTATTCCACATCCTTCTTCTGGATAAACTTTTAAAAGATCTTTTACTATCTCTTTATCTTTGCTGTCTAGCACCTGGAAACCCTCCAAACGGTAAAGGTACGTTTCTAGTAACTGGATCAAACCCGGGCTGGCCTGAGGCAGAGTTTGTTGAAGCTCCAAATCTTATTCTGCAAGACTCTATTTTTTTGCCACATGCATCCGCTCTAGTCCAAAAAGCTCCCTGAGCCGGAGCTTCTCCCTGCACACTATTTCTTAGCGTTTGCCATACAGTTGTCTGACCGCCTGTTGTATACTCTACTATTTCATTATGTTCTTTGTTTCTATATCCTTTGTATGTAGTACTAGAAGAATATGTTGTATATGTTCTTATTTTCTTCCATAAAGTACTTGAAAGAGAAGGGCTTGTTGTTGTACTTCCAGAAAAAGCAACACATTGCCAAAATTGCTTAACATTTGTTGCAGTGCTAATACTTCCTGTTGTAGAGTATAATTCTTCATCACTCTCTGTATAATAAAAGTTTCCTGAGGTATAACTAGATGTTGAAGTAGCGTCTGTAGCCACAGCATTTACATCATTATATAAAAGGATATATTCGTCTTCTTTTGTAGCATAAACTTTTTTGCTTGTTACAGAATCACGACCCGATGCAGCCGCTGGAGTAAAAGAAGTGCTAGAACGACGCCAATTACATCCTCCTTCGAGATCTGTAGAACTTCTTGTAGTATCTGCTCCTGTGTACTTCCAAGGACAAGAACCTCCAATTACTACTCTTTTAGGTAATAGTATTCCTGCTAAATCAAAAGGAGCTGCAAGCTCAAACATAACTTCAGACATTGTTTTATTTGCTATTCTATCAATGATATAAGTCATTTTTGGGAACTCAATAGGAGGATTACTATCTCCAGGCTGGCCTACCAAATACTTCTTAAGAGTTGTTCTTTTTGTGATCCTTCTTCCGATTAAATCTTCATATCCTAGCCCATTTAAAGAATCTTTAAATGTGGACAGCGCATTAGCTACTGTAATAGTTGGGCGATTGTATGCACCATCGGAAGCGATTTCAAAATCTTCCGCTTTTACAGGAATACTTTCATATGTACGAACAGTTCCAGAAGAGTCTCTAAATTGAATAGAAGATAAGTCCCTATTTACATCAGAAGTAAAATAAGCAAAAGACCCATCAGCATACTCTAAATCATACATAACAATATACTCAGATTCTATTCCTTGTAGCTGTACTGTTTGGATTAAATCACTCATGCCTCATATACTCTTCTTAATTTTGCTGTAATAGTATAGTTAGAATCTCTAACATATGTTTGATTAACTTCGTTGCAAACAACTTTTATAGTCCTTTCGTCATCGTCGGCAGCATCTGAAATTCCTGTTGTTTCTTCAGTAGATGCAAAGTCGGGCAATGTAAAATTAAAAGATGTTACTCCTTTTAAACTGTTTAAATAGCCAACAATATTTTCTGCCTCTTCTCGTGGACGATTTGTTAAAGTAATATTATACTCTTCCATAGTATTATTTAAACCTCTGGAAATTCGTTGTTCGTAACCATCCCCAAAAGAAACTACAAGAGTATTTTGTTTCGAGTTTCGAGTTAGTCCTCTATCAGGTACTACTGTTAAGCTTCCGTAATCAGACGTAGTTGTAAATCCTAATGCCATTATGTTGCTCCCACAGGGCTAAGTAATCCGCCCGGTCGTTTTTGTTTTTGAAGTTCTGCAGTTACTACCGATGAAATTACTTTTCCTAAATTTGCTGCACCGTCTTCGGATTGTACTTGAGACTGAGCTTGTCCATCATTGGCGACACTTACATTCACAGCTACATTATTTTGAGTTTGTCCTCCTGCATTTTGTAAATCTACAGGAATACTCTTATTATTCGGTAAAGGAACGATTGCTTCCGTTCCATGTAACATAGCGGGGTGTCCTTTTTTAGGCCCTTTAGCAATTCCTCCTTCTGCATAGCCAGCAATTTTGGAACCATTGCTCATGATTCCTCCATTTTTAAAACCAAACATACTCATTCCCATGCTGATCAAGCTGCCCATGCCGCCTCCACCGCCCATACCACTCATCATACCGCCCATACCGCCCATACCGCCCATCATACCGCCCATCATACCGCTTTGGCGCTGCATTTGTTGTAAGACGAATAGAGTTTCGTTGTTTATATTTACAAGATCTGTCATTGGACGAATTAAAGGGTGTTCAATGTCTTTGTACTCTTTTTCTTTAGGCTTCAGGCCGATTAAGTCTCGTAGACCACCGCCTCCTTTAAACATGTTGTACATTCCGATAAGATTACCGCCCATGCCGCCCATACCGCCGCCACTGAACATACCCATGATACTGCTTAGTATACCGCCACCGCCGGCACCGCCACCAGAAC